AACATCTGGCAGAAGAAATGCGGCAGCATCAACCAAGAAAGCTAATAAGTACTCAAACATCAGAGAGGGTTTACTGCCTTATGATTACGGTGGTGATGGCATTAATGTTAGGGAAACTATTGAACTCTGCCAAAAAGCTTATGCTAATATATCGATTTTTAGAAATGCTATTGATATCATGGCTGAGTTTTCTAATTCACCGATATACTTGGAAGGCGAAAACGAAAGGTCAAAAAAATTCATAGAAGGTTGGTTGAAAAAAGTGGGCATATGGAAAATCAAAGATCAATACTTTCGTGAATATTATAGATCGGGTAATATTTTCTTTTATAGAGTAGATGGTAAATTTAATAATGATGATCTACTTAAATTAAATTATGTTTATGCATCAGCCCAAACTTTAAAGCCTGGAGAGATACCTGTAAGGTATATGCTCTTGAATCCATATGACATTGTAGCAGATAAAGCTACCGCATTTCAGGCTGGAGTTTATCAAAAAATATTATCTGATTACGAACTAGAAAGATTGAGGGATCCTAAAACAGAAGAAGATAAAAAGGTTTTTGAATCCTTAGCTCCAGATGTGCAGAAACAAATAAAGGACGGTGCATTTAATAGAGATGGATTAAAAATTGAACTAGATCCCGAGAAACTAATTTACTCATTTTATAAAAAACAAGATTATGAACCTTTTGCTATACCTTTTGGTTTCCCTGTTTTAGACGACATTAACTGGAAATTGGAACTAAAGAAAATTGATCAATCGATATGTAGAACGGTAGAGAATGTTATTCTGCTTATTACCATGGGTAATGAGCCAGATAAAGGTGGAGTAAACCCAAATAATTTAAAAGCAATGCAGGAGCTATTTAAAAATGAGAGTGTGGGTAGAGCTTTAATTGCAGATTATACCACTAAAGCTCAATTTATCATTCCTGATCTTAATAAAGTTCTTGGTTCTGAAAAGTATAAAATTGTAAACGAAGACATTAAAGAAGGCTTGCAAAATGTTATTGTCGGTAGCGAAAAGTTTTCTAACACACAAGTTAAGGCTGAGATATTTTTGGAAAGATTAAAAGAATCGAGAAACTCTTTCTTGAATGATTTCTTACAGCCTCAAATAAAAGAAGTTTGTAGAAATATGGGCTTAAAATCTTACCCAATCGCTAAGTTTGAAGAGATTGATATTAAAGATGAAGTTCAATTTCATAGAGTTATTACTCGACTATTGGAAATCGGAATACTTACTCCAGAGCAAGGCATCAAGTCGATGCAAACTGGATTGTATCCAAATCCGCGCGAACTATCTCAAGTACAAGAAGCTTATATCGAACAGCGAGAGAAAGGTTACTACAATCCATTGGTTGGTGGTATACCTATGATCGAAAGTGTTCAGTCTGAAAAAGATAGAGAGATTGCAGAAGAGCAACTTGAAATTCAAAAAGAAGGAGTCGAGAATCAAAAGCAAGCTGTTCAGCAAAAAAGCAAAGAAACTCAAAATCAAACACAGAAATCTCCTGGTCGCCCAAATGGAACAAGTAAAATTCCATTACAAGCTGCAGATTTTTATGGAAAAGATAATGTTCAAAAAACAATATATGATATAGAAGATTTACAATCTTATGCTATTGCTAATTTCCAAAAACATAAAAATTTAAAAGAATTGAATGATGGTCATAAAGATTTAATTGTGAAATTGTGCGAATCAGTCGTTTGCTCAAAAGAACAAAATCAATGGAAAAAGACTTTATTATCTTGTGTGAAGAATATAAATAATATTGAGAAATTAGATATTATGCCCGACATATTAGAGATATCTGCAAAGCATGAATTATCTGATTATCCTTCAGCTATATTATATCATAGTAAAAATCACAAAAAATAGTGTACTTATAATACATGAGTCAAAAATTTAAATACACTACAAACTTTTCTAATGTAATTTTAGCTTCTGGAGATATTGATTCTCCTGACCTTAATATCAGCAAGGCATCTCTCGACTCATTAAAAACTATTATACCTAGCGATGTAGATCTTGAAAAGAATATGGATTTACTCGCAGTAGCATTTAATGGAGCTGTAGTTAATTCATTTAACAAGAATGGTGACGGAATTGATGCGAAGTCTGCAGTACGTATTCTTGATCAATTTAAACACAAGCCCACAAACATTGAGCATCAAAAGCAAAAAGTAGTTGGACACATTGTATCTGCTGGATTTTCCAGCTTTATGGACAATGAGTTATTATCTCCAGAAGAAGTGGAAGATATGGACGAGCCATTTAATATTGCTCTTGCATCACTTATATATAGAACAGTTAATCCACAGTTTGCAAATCTTGTAGAACAGTCTGTTGACCCGGAAAGCGAATTTTATCATCAAGTATCAGCCAGCTGGGAAATTGGATTCAATGATTTTGTATTAGCTGTTGGCAGTAATGACTTAAAAAATGCTGAAATCATAAATGATGAAAATATGATTGATGAACTAAAAGGTAATTTAAAAGCTCTTGGAGGAGAAGGAAAAATGAAAGATGGCTCTCCAATTCACCGATTAATTGTAGGAGAAATTTTTCCACTGGGAATTGGCTTTACATCGAATCCAGCCGCTAATGTAAAGGGATTAACAGTTAGTTCAAAAACAGAACAAGCACCAACTACAGAAAAAAAGGAAAAAAATATTTCACAAAACATCAATTCTGATGTAAATAACAAAAAAAGTATTATTATGGACAATAACGAAATTTTAAATAATCTAGTGTCAGCCCTAGAAGAAAAAGTTTCTGAAAAGAAATTTTCTGAAGAGGCAGTGGCTACTGTATCTAAAATTATTAATGACGCAATTCTTGAGCGTAACGAATCTTTCGTTCAAGAAAAAGAGCAACTTGAGACTGAAAAAGCTGAGTTGGCTAAAGCTGCAGAACAAAATGCAGAAGAAGTCAAAAAGCTTCGTGAAGAACTCACAGCTGCTACTGACCGTGTTACAGAATTAGAGCAGCAGCATAAACAACAAGAGGCAGTTGCTCGTTTTGATGCGAGAATGTCCGTAATCGAAGATGCATACGAGCTCGACGAAGAAAGCCGCAAGGTTGTCGCTCACGAGCTTAAAGATCTTGATGAATCTGAAGAAGCTTTCGCAAGCTTCCAAGAAAAACTTCAAGTTGTACTTAAGCATCAAAATAAAGAATTTATCGCTAAGCAAGAAGAAGAATTCAATGCTAAGCTCGCCGAAGCAGTTGAGAAACGTTTGGCAGAACTTAAAAGCAGTGATTCTTCTGAGGAAGAAGTTGTTGAAGAAGCAATGGATAAGGTGGAAGCCGAAGAAGAAGTTGTTGCTAACAATAATGCAGAATCCTCAGAACAAGAGCTTTCCCTGAAGCAAAAATTTGAAAAAGCTTTCTCGGAAGACAATTTAACCATAAACTACTAAAATAAAGGAATAAAATAAAATGGCTATTAGACTATTACCGTTTCGTGATTACGATGAACATGATGTCGTAAATCTATTCAAAAGTGCTGGAACTCTCGAACAATTTATCGATCTGTCTCATGCAGATCGTCGTTCTACCCCTCAGGGTGATGCAGGAGTATTCGTAAAAGTGTCCGCTGGAACCCTCAATGCTGATGGAACTAGCTGGGATCCAATTGATGTCGATGCTAAAACTGGAGCAAATTCTCTGCTTGGGAAAACTGATTACCCAAATGTGGCAAAGAATTTCTACCCAGAAGCCGCATTGAGCTTTGCTCCTCTTGCTGGCCCTACAGATGAATGTATCGGGATTACACTTCGTCAAACTGTTGCTCGTGACGAGCTTGGCGAAAACCTTCTTTACAATCAAGTCAAGAAAGATGAGCTTTATGGAGTTCTTCCTGGCGAGGTTGTACCTGTTCTTTCTAAAGGTATGATTTCTATTACTGAAGATGCTTTTGCATTGGGCGGAGATGCTTTCGCTGATGTTGTGACAGTTGGAGGAGTTCTTATTGGAGCTGCTGACGGTCAAGTATCCGTAACAACTCGCGCAGCAGCTATTGCAGCAAATGCACAAGTTATTGGTAAAGTTCTCGCACGCGGTTTCCGTGATGACGAAGCTGGAGCTCTTGGCGGAACCAATGTATTTGGTAAAGCAGGATTAATGAAAGGTGGCTACGCTATCGTAAAAATCGATTGTGCATAATCTTTAATAAAGAAAGGTAAAATTTAAAATGAAAATTACATTAAAAAGAACACCCGAACAAATTGAGCTCGTTAAAGCAATG